AATATGCTGATGCTTCTTTCATACTCAGTCCGAGTCGTGAAGCTTTCATACATACTAATAAATCTTTATCTTGCATTTCTACTCCTTGGTTAGTTAAAAAAGGACAGCCCGAAGGCTGCCCAGTTAAGTCAGGAGAGAGTAACTACCGAAGTAGGAGCTTCGGTTGAGAACATCTCTACCTTAGAACGGTATGGTGTCATCTGACAAGGGGCTTTGTGGTGCAGCAGTAGCACCTTGGAGCTTGTCGCTGATTTGGAATGACATGTATGGCCTGTCATCCTTCATCTTCTTCCACCCTGCTATGCGTTTTGTCTCGCCCATCGGACCACTATAGTCAGGCGCACTTTCGTTGCCCTTCTTATCGTTCTCAAACAACACGCCAATCTTCTCATACATTTCGACAACTGCCTTGCCATCCTTGGTCTGGTCTTTAACTAACAAGACCTTCTTGCCTTCACCATCTACGTTAATCCTACCCTGTAAGATAAGTGACTGCGTTGGGAACGGAGTAAATGCCGCGCCCTTGTTGGTATCATCGTATGTATCTGCCATGCTTCTGGCTCCTTAGTTTAAGTTAAAATTAAAAGGGGAGTTACCCCCTTTCTTTACCACCCGCCCGGTGCGGGGGAATCTTCTGATGACTTACCCTTAGTAACTTGTACTGAAGGCTTGCTTGCATCGTTGCCATCATCGTCCTCTGGTGCAAGGCAGGCCATGCCTAGCAGTCCGTATCTACGTGCGTAGGTTATAGCACTACCTAACCCCTGCATGTCCTGTTTGCTAAGGGCTAGGTAAACCCTGCTTGAGAAGCGCTCTCCTGTAGTGTGAAGCAGCACTGTCTCAACGAATACACCGAGGTCATCACGGTCACATGGCTGCATAACTGCAAAGCCATTGGACTGAAACACTTTTGACGTTGCGTCAATCACTGCTTCGAGCGAGGCGTACCTGTTCTTGAAGTGTGGGTTGATGCTATCTTTCTTTACAGAAGTCATGCCTTGTTGGGCAGCTATCAACGCTTTGACAGCTAAGGTACTGGTTGGGGAGTAACCACTGGTTAAAACATCGTTCATTATATTCTCCTTGTTATGCGGAGCGATCCGCGTTTATCTCTCTTGACTACGAGTTGGTCACAGTAAACCTCTCGTTCGTTATCACCGACCATTTGCTTGAGGTCTTTCTTGGCTGACTCAAATGCTTTGGCATCTGCTTCGAGCGTGCTGTAGGTATGGGCTGCGTCAACAAAGTGGTTGTCTGTTGTGGCGTCACGCTTGACCATGTCGTCCACCTTAATCTGGTCAGTCCCAAGTTGTATCGGTTGGTCATTACCAACTGGCTCTTCATCGCGAAGCACGTAACCCCAGAAGTCTGACACCACTGCCCACATAGAACCGAAATACTCTTGGTTACGGCTGACATATGCAGACTCCCATTTGTTATTACCAAAGATAACAGATAGATAGGCACCCTCTGTGCCTGCAAGCTCTATGTATAACTGCAACTGTGGCATGTAGTATTCAATTACTTTGTCTAAAGTATTGTAGGCGTTGGTGTGCTTGGCCTCTACTATGCTGGCCTCCCACGCGTTAACGCCTGTTGTACACATAGCATCTACTGTACCTTTGGCTGGCACTCCATTAATCGTGCGATTACAAGACCTCTGAAACCCTGATAGCTTTACATCGTACTCATCAGAAAACCATTTTAAATTAAAGTCTTCTGTATGCACACCCATCTGCACAGCTACGTTGCGAGACAAATCTTCTGACTCAGCACGTCCTGTCTTGACCTGCCATAATCCTAACCAGTTCCCCTGCATTATTTTTACGCAGTCAGAACCACCTATGAAACCCTTGCGTTCCATTACTTTCTCCTTTGTTTTCTGATAGTAACCTACTGCTTATGCGCAGTTAGATCAATCCAATGTGACGTAGCGTCACTACTCTTGCTTACCGTACTTTAGAAAGTCTTCTTCTGTAAGATATTGGAATTTCTTTAGGCGCTCTTTACTCAAGCCGCGAAGGTAGGGCTGACCTACTGCATCGCCATTGCGAATCCTATCTGCAATAACCTTATCGCTAACTAACTCATACTTGGATCGCTTGTACTCAAGTGCTTGGACAGGAGAGCTAGCTGCCTTACTGATGTGAGCATCCCATACATTCTTACTGACTGCTGATCCTACTTGCTTAGGCTTATACATATCTACCCTCTAACCCTTGATGGATTGTAATACTGTGCAACACGCGCGCCTGATTCAGTCTCGACCATAACTTTATCTACGTTATAACCTTCTTGCTTTAGGTCGCCGATCCTTGCAGCTAATCGAAAGCACCCGAAGGTAGCCAACGCATCTATTGCTGTGATGCGATACCCTTGGTTAAGGTATGCTTTGATTTGATTTGTTTGTGATACTTCACTCATGTCTTAGTTCTCCTTAGATTAGTTTCTCTGCTGCATAGAGAGCAATCAGTGTGGCTTCTGCTCGGCCATCATCCTTTACTCTAGCAAATAGGTGGGCGTATTGTGGAAGACGTTGCGTCACTAGCCCACGGCTGACACCCTTGTCTCTGTTTAATCCGAAGTGTTTCTTCCACACTGCGGGGCTCACATATTGAATGGGTAAGTTGCAAGCTGCAATGCCCATCTCTAATTGACCAAAGCCTTGGCCAAATCTAAACGTGCTGCTAACCCCTTGATTAGGCATAGCATTTACACGTTCCACTACAGCTATGCATGATTCATCAGCCTCGTTGCTGAGTATCCTTAATAGCTCATGTAAATTAATTAAAGTTTTACCTTTAGGATTCTTGAATGTCGGCATGTCGTAGCACTCAAGCTTACCTGTGTCCGTCCAATATAGGCTAACTGCACCTGTAAATCCCGGGTCTATACCATAGATAAGCATGTTGCTCTCCTGTCTAGGTTACATAATTAATTTTTTATCGGTAATTAAATAGCTAACAACTTACCAATCGAGTGTTGGCTTGACTGCTTTCTCGATGCTGCTTTCCCACGCACCAGCCTGTAGCTTGACGCTGGGTTTTCTTATACGCTTGGGTTCGGTGCGCTTGGTAGGTGGTTTGATTTTGGATATAGCTTCTTGCCATCTGTCGTTCTCGTAACAGTGAAGGCACACAAACCAGTGCTTAACAGTAGACCCACCATGTTCTTTAAGCAGGGCCACATAGTAATGTGTCTTGTCTTGGCACGCTATGCATATGCACGCGCTACCTTTTCTTGATCTCGATGTCATAACCTAGTGCATCCAGCCAGCATATTAACATAAATCCTGATGGTATCCTCTTGTGGCTCTCCCACTTGTGGATAATTGAAGTTGTACAGCCCATCTTATGAGCTAATCTTTCTTGGCTTAAGCCTTGCTTTAACCTTGCGTCTGTCAACATCTTTACCATTGGCTCGTAGTCCCTTGGTATAATCACGGGCTTGTTGTAGTAGGTATAGTTCTCCAATGGCATGATGTACTTTCAATGCAGTCTCATATCGAATCTCGGATGTTCCATTGACTGTTCTATAGTAAGTAGATGTAGGTATTTTTGCGTGTTGAAAAGATCTAAGCAGAGAGACTTTAGCCTCTGCTGCTTGATGCGTTATTGTTTTGAGATACGATTTCATGCTGCACTAATGCAGTGATCTACTCTTCGTTGTCAAGATCCTCATCGTAATCATCCATCTCGACTTCACACCTGCCATCACAGGCATAGCATGTAGTGCTGACAACATCTACTTCTCCAATGTCTCGGTTAAAATTCTGAGGTCGTGGTACTTCAAGGTCTATAGTCCCATCGCCTGCACATGCAGGGCACACAATCATCATGCGTTTTAATCTGTGGACTCCTTGTAATTTAATCATAACTAACTCCTCGTTTAGTAAGGGATTTCATCATCAACAACAGGGAAGACAAAGTTCTTTTCCCATGCTGTTGTACCTCGTTCAATAAACTTAGCTCTATTAAACCTTGGATTATCTTTCTCAAGTTCATCTGCGATTGTATGCAAGTGAGAGGGCCACGGTATTAATGGCCC